GCAACGTGACCATCTCAAGCGATGCTGATAAGAAGGCGAATATCGTCCTGTACAAACGCGAGAACATCCTTGAGACGGCGGCACCATATACCTCGCTGCTGCTCGTCACCGAGTATCCGCAAAGCGCAGGACTGTTTGACGTTGTTTTCGATCCGCCGCTGTACTTCCCGCCGTTATGTGATTTCGGTTTCCTTGCCAATGTATCGGCCAGCACCGTTGACGTTTCCGTGAATATGGACATCGTGGAGTTCATTAGTCGATGATGAAATGTTGCGACATGAATTCCGGCAAGCTGAAAGAGCCGGTGACTTTCCAACGCCGCACCTTGACTAGCGATGGTGCAGGAGGTCAGACGGAATCCTGGGCCACGGTTTCTGGCGCACCGACCCGCGCCTATGTGGTGCCGGTCGGCGGCTCGGAGCGATTTGCCCATGACCGCACCGAGGCAACCGTTAGGTTGCGTCTTGTTGTTCGCTACACCTCAACATTGCTAGACTCCGACCGCGTGCAGATCAGAAACAAGATTCACAACATCCGGTTCCTCGATAACATAGAGTTCGCAAACAAGTGGCTTCAGATCGACGTTGATGGCGGGGTCGCGGCGTGACCGATGTCAAGGTCGAGATCAAGGGCTTAAAAGAGGTCAACGCGGCCTTGCAAGCCTATGGAAAAGACCTTGGTAAATCTCTGGCTCTCATTGTCGATGCCACCGCCTTGGAAGCCGTCACGGACGTCCGTAAGGCTATACAGGGGCCACCCAAGACAGGCAGGGAATATGCCAGAGGCGTGAACAACGATAAGGTTCACCGAGCATCTGCTCCGGGCGAAGCACCGGCTACCGATAGCGGCGGGCTTGTCATTTCGATCTACAACGAAAGCCGTGGCAAGTATTCCAGAGCCATCGGAAGCCGTCTTGACTATGCCTACTACCTAGAGTTCGGCACCTTCAGAATGGGCAAACGTCCGTCTTGGATTCCCGCCGTCGAGCGGGCGATTCCAAAGATGCTGAAACGGGTCGAAATTGCAATCGCCAAGGCCAAGGCACGCGCGGAGAAGACAACGAAATGAAATCTGATGATCTCCAGACGGCAGTCTACAACCGGCTTAACGATAGCGCCGTCACCAGCCTTCTTAGCACCTATTACAGCCCGCTCGTGGCGATCTTTACCGATGTCCCCCAGGCGGCTGACAGTGAATTGGAATCGGCATTCCCGTTCATAACCATCGGAGCTGATACGATCAATCCGTTCGACAGCAAAGATGACCTTGGCGGATCGGCAATCGTTCAGATTGATGTATGGGACCGCGCCGCATCCATGCTCGATCTAAAGACTGTAGTCGATGCCGTGGATGGCAGGATGCGCCGCCAGCCGCTTTCCATCGCGGGCGTCACGCACATCACCACCGAACTCGATTCTTGCAACTTCTCGCGCGATCCTGATGGCAAGACCAAGCGCGGCCTCATCTTGTACCGTGTATTGTGGATTGCATAGTTTCCGTGATATAATCACGGCCAAAGAAGAGGTTCTTGCATGGCTATTTCTGGCCGATCAGTTCGCATAAGCCGCAACGGCTCCAACATCGTGGGCGCTCGTGCTGACAGCGTGACGATCAATAATGAGCCACTCGACATCACGGACAAGGATGATGCTGGTTGGCGCACCATGCTGGGCGATGTCGGCTTGCGCTCCGTCTCTTGCGAGATCGAAGGCGTGCTGAAGGATACCGTCCTCTTGGCGGATTCCGTAGGCACCGCCACCACGGCGCTTCTCAAGGAGTGCGTGGTCACGATCTCTGGCATCGGCACCTTGACCGGCGACTTCATGCTTCAAGGCCTTCAGATCGGCGCGGAACAGGCTGATGTCGTGACATTCACCGCCACACTTGAGAGCGGCGAAAACATGACCGCCACCATTGGTCCCTACAATACCGTTCTCCCGGCGATCACCGGCACGCTTTCCGGAACCAACGTCCAGACCACGACAAACGGCACATGGGCTGGCGATGCCACGATCACATTCGCCCGCCAGTGGCAGCGCGGCAATGATGCTGATGCCAATGACCCGTCATGGGCCAACATCGCCTCTGCTACCGGAACGACTTACACACTCACAGGCTCCGACACCGGAAAGTATATTCGGTGCCGTGTAACCGCCACCAATAGCGTAGGGTCTACGGTGGCCTTCTCTAACATCCGTGGACCCGTGACCTAAGAAAGGAACTGAAACATGCCCGCAATCGCTGGACGCAAAGTCCGTATCAAGCGCGGTTCGACTGCCGTGGCTGGTGCTCGTGCCGATAGCTTCACCATCAACAACGAGCCGATTGACATCACTGAAAAGGATGACAACGGTTGGCGCAAGATGCTGGCTGATGTCGGTGTCCGCTCCATCGATGCCGAAGTCGAAGGCATCCTTGAGGACACCACTTTCCTGGCGCTGGCCGTCGGCACCGCCTCGGCGCTGCTCGAATCCTACACCATCGAACTGCTTGGCCTCGGATCGTTCACCGGCAACTTCTTCCTTGCCAGCTTCGCTGTGACCGGCGAACAGGCAGACGCCACGACCTTCACGGCCTCGATCCAGTCTTCTGGCACAATTACGTTCACGGCCTCGTAATCATGGCAATTTTTCGGGAGCTAACAATCAAGTGGAAGGGTGAAGAATATCGCTTCGTCCCTTCCATGAAGCTAATGCGATCCATCGAGATGGGCGACATATCCTTCACGGACATTGCCGTTCGCACAAGCCAAGGTCGCCCGCCTGTCAGTCACATCGCTTTCGTTCTTTCCAAGATGTTGCAATCGGCAGGTGCCAAGGTTACGGACGAACAGGTCTATGAGGAACTTGTCACGGGCGATCAGGAAAGCATCACTTCCTTGATCAGCCTTGTGCTCACATCGTTCTCTCCGACTGAAGACAAGTCAAAAAATCCAGACGCCCAGACCGAAAGCCAGTCGAAGGCGAGGGCGAAGATCATGGAGAGTATGGAGAACTAGACTGGAACGGGATGTATCTATGGGCGAGGGAATGGGGAATTCAGCCTAGCGATTTCTGGGAGATGACCATTCCCGAGTGGTGGTTGGAATACGAGTTGAAGAAGCCGAAAGAGCCAGGCGAAACATACGCAGGGAAACTGACTAGGGCCGATGTAGAGGAACTAAAGGAACTGTTGCATGGCTCAAGTTAGCGGAATTGAAGTCAACATCACCGGCAATTCGTCTGGCCTTGATCGAGCACTAGGCAAGGCAGAAAGTTCATTAAGCAGGTTTGCGAAAGGCGCTGCGGCTGGAATTGCCGGGGCACTTTCCGCTGGTGTGTTTGTCGCGGCTAGTAAGGCGGCGATCAACTATGCCGACAGCATTGATGAGATGGCCGAGAAAGTCGGAATTGCTGCCGAGGAGCTTTCCGCGCTCACCTATGCCGCAAAAGTAAATGGCGTATCGACAGAGCAACTGCAAACTGGGCTGACCATGCTCATCCGCAGCATGGGAGAAGGTGCCGAAAAGTTTGATGCACTAGGCGTCTCGATCTATGACAGCAACGGCCAGTTGCGTTCTGCCAATGATGTTCTTGTTGATGTCGCGGACAAGTTTGCATCAATGCCAGAGGGCGTTGGGAAATCCCAATGGGCGCTTGAGCTTTTCGGACGTTCCGGTCTCAATCTCATTCCGATTTTGAACCTTGGCGCTCAAGGGCTTGCGGATGCTACGGAGCAAGCGCGATTGTTCGGGCTTGTAGTATCCGGCGAAACAGCAAAAAGCGCCGCAAATTTCAATGACAATCTTGTCAGGCTGCAACAATATGTATTGGGGGCAACAACCAGTTTTGCAACTGGAATGCTCCCTGCACTAGAAGGCATTACATCCGCTCTCATTAATAGCGCATCGTCAACTGATAGCTTCAAGTCTGCGGGAGAAACGGCTGGGCGCATCCTTGAAGGTATGGCCCGCGCTGTCATTGTAGTGAAAGATAATCTCGGCCTTCTGAGCGATATGCTCAAAGGCCTTGGGCTTGTTCTATTCACCCGCTACATCTTTGGCGCTGCATCTGGTTTCGTGGCGTTTGCACAAGCAGTAAAAGCCGCGACCATAACAATGACGGCATTTAACGCCGCCAAGAAGATTGGCCTTGTCGGGTTCATTACACTAGCGGCTGGCATTGCAATCGCCACCGACAGCGTAGATGAACTCAAGAAGGGTTTAGATTTCGTTTATCAGACTGCTCAAGACATGGTGCCAGGAATGGCAGAATTCGGAAAGCAGATTTCTGACGCAATTGGAATAGACTTATCAGGTCTTCAAGCCGACCTTTCTGCGGCTCGTGCGATGGTCGAGAAGTCAAATGCTGGCGCTTTCATTCCGGAAATCCCCGGAAAAGATGGCGAAGCTGGAAAAATGAAAGAGCCTGGTATCTATCGAGAGGAAGACCCGTTCTTCGTTGATAGACTCCAAACTATTCGTGACCAGTTCGCAACTGAGCGTGAAATTCTTGCGGAAGAATACGCGCTCAACCAAGAAACTCTTGACGGAGCACTGGCGAACAAGCTGCTTTCCGAGCAAGAATACTATGACCTATCACGCAAGCTGGCCGAAGATCATGCTACATCTCTTGCTGCCATTCAGTCTCAGCGTCTTGATGGTGATCTGACTGCCGCGTCTTCATTCTTTGGCTCTATGGCGCAAGTCGCACAAGCGGGCGGAAAGCGTCTGCTTAAAGTGGCGAAGGCCGCAGCAGCCGCACAAGCAATCGTTGACACCATTCGCGCAGCCGTTAGTGCGATGAATGATCCAACGGCCATCACGCCCATTCAGAAGTTCGCCAATTATGCCGCCGTCTTTGCCAAGGGCATGAGTGCCGTGGCGGCTATCAAGGGCGTCTCCGAAGGCGGTGGCGGCGGTAATGGAGGCGGTGGCGGTGGTGGCCGTCGAGGCGGTGGCGGTGGTGCATCCGCAGCCCCGGCAGCGGCATCGCCAACGACCACGTTCCAGTTTACAATGATGAATGATCCGATGGGCTTTGGCGAGAAGTTCGCCAGGCAGTTCATCGACCAGCTTAACAGCACGCAGCGCAACGGCGGCACAATTCGCGGAGTGATAGCCTGATGGCCGACATCAAGATTAGCGCACTATCAGCACTGACCGGGGCCAACACGGCCACGGATGACCTTTATGTGGTGGTGGACACAAGTGTTCCCGAGACTAAGAAGCAGACGCGCGCGGAACTGTTTCAGAATATTCCTGCGGCATCCTTCGCAGGGGCTAACGTCTTTAATGATGCTGGAGCTGATGTAGATCAACGCATCGAGGGTGACACAGATGCCAACCTTGTCTTTGTAGACGCATCCACGGATCGCGTTGGCATCGGCACGGCAACGCCGACTGCGAAGCTACAGGTGAACGGATCGTTTGCCCTTGCCGCTCCGGTGACTGTCACGACAGATTACACAGTCGCAGCTGGCGTGACATTCATCATCTCTAATCGTGGATCATCACCTAATACAATCACGCTTCCTGCCGCCGCTTCCAGTGCTGGTCGCATTCTCGTGATCTCTACTATTCAAGCGTTTACCGTTGTGTCTGCATCGTCTAATGTTGTGCCGCGTGAAGGTGGATCAGCCAGCACTGCTATTTTACCAGCGACAGATGGCGCATGGGCATTGCTTGTTTGTGACGGGACCAACTGGATTGAAATGGCAGGAACGCCGTGACCATAAGCACAGCCGGATATACCGTCTCCACGAATGAGCCGCTAAATCATGCCCGCATCTTGTGGGACATGATAACTGGCACTGTCTCTGGCGATGGAACCAATCCGGCTTATGCTGCCAATGACTATACATCGCAGCGGTGGGAGCTTGCGCCAGGCTCGAACAACTGGACGCTTGTAGCAGCGGCAGACGCATCTATCGATTGCGTCTTCATTGCAGCGCACAACCTATCTGGCAAGACCGTCACGATCTCTACGGCGGCAACAGTCGGAGGTGGCCACACCACTCGTGCGACGATCTCGCCAACTGACAACTCGACCATTGCAGTGTTCTTCAACAACGCTGGAACACTCTACACCGTCCGCGAAGTGCGAGTTAACGTGAATGATGGTACAGACATTGCTATCGGCATCATCCGCGCGGGCGCTGCATTGCAAATGCCGATTCCGATCTACGGAGGACACAGGCCGCTCAACCTCAACCGCGTCACGGAAGCACAGCAACAGTTCTCTGAAACCGGCCAATGGCTAGGGCGTATCATCAAGAGGCGTGCTGTCACTTCGTCTTATGATTGGGAGTATCTAACTACGACTTGGTACGACACTTATTTTGAGCCGTTCGCTCAGACGCTTCCATTGCAGCCGTTCTGCATCGCTGGCAATCCGTCCAAGATAACAACCGATGTCGGCTTCGTCTGGACCGACCGAGACGTTGAACCGGTGAACATGGGCATCAAGGCTTATCGATCAGTGAGCCTCGGCGTCACGGGATATTACTGATGACCTTTGCCGCGCGCCCCGTCGAGATTGTCGAGATCATCCAGCCGCTCTGCTCACGCACGTTCGGCGTCTCGCCGTGCAATGCAACGGGAGATGCTTGTTGGAATACGGATCGCACCTGCAAGTTTCTATCGGCTCTCGATCTGAGCAAGTCATTGACGCTGCGGTTTGTCAACGATGACGTATACGAATGGCAGGACAACAACACCAATCTGTTGACCGAGAATGGCAACACGCTCGTCACCGAAGCGGGCGATCCGTTCCTAATCGATTACATTTACCAACCCGCACTCGCCCTCCCGGCAATGCAGAACTATCAGACGGCTCCGACCGTCCTCAACGTGGCCTCTGGATCGCGTAATAAAAGCCCGCTAGGCTATCGCGCCGTGAGTAATGTCCGCATCAAAGACTTCCCTTGGAATGACGTAGGCACCGATCCTTACGTATCCACGAGGGCTTATGATCCAGACCAGATCGGCAGCTTCTGGAGCAAGTGGCTTGCCCGCAATCCGTATCATATTGGATACACTCTCAACATCTATGAGGGACTGATAGGCGAACCGCTTTCAACTATGACGCAGCGTGAATATGTGATCGAGAAGATCGACGCCGGTCGCAATGGCGTTTCGATCACGGCTAAGGACATCCTGCGAAAGATCACGGACACCAACCTGACGGCACCGTATCTAAGCCGTGGCGAACTGGCCTCGAACATCACCAACGTAGCAACAGCCATGACCGTGGCTGGCGCAACTTTGAGCGACTATCCTGCAACTGGATATGTCAGGATCAATAGCGAGGTGATCCAATATGCGCAACGTTATGAAACGACTGGCGGAAACATCTATTTCGACGGACTGACACGAGGCCTGGCCGGAACAACGGCAGCGGCTCAAAGTCAGAACGACCGCGTTCAGCGTGTGATCTATTACAACGCCACGCCATTCCATGAAATCCTCTATGATCTTCTCGTCAACTGGGGCGGCATCCCCGCGAAGTACATCAACTTTACGGATTGGGCGACGGCGAAAACCACATATCGACCCGATTACAATTTCACTGCTTGGATCACCGATCCTGACAAGATAGAAGAACTCTTAGCTGAGGTGTGTCTCCAGGCCGTTTCTAATCTGTGGTGGGACGAGCGAGTCCAGAAAATCCTTATGGAGCCGGTGAGGCCGCAGCCGTCACCTACGCTTTTGACTGATGACGATGCGATTGTTGCTGGAAGCTTCTCAATCGAAGAGAAGCCGGAAGAACGCGCATCTCAGACGCATGTCTACTATTTGCAGCGCACGCCGATCCCGAGCGTGACAGAGAAGAGCAATTACTCCCGCGTATCGGTCTATATCGATGTCCTCAAGCAAGTGCAGTATGGCGGAGAGCCGCAGATCAGAGAATTGTTCTGCCGGTTCATTAGCACACAGGCAATCGCCAACTCCTTGGCCCAGACCTACCTTGACCGCTTCTCCGATGTTCGCAAGGAAATCACCTTCGACCTATCGGCCAAGGATGCAGCGAACATCTGGACCGGATCAGTTGTTCAGATAAGGCATTATCTGGATGTCGATTTCACAGGTGCGCCACGTGATGGCGAATGGCTTATCACCTCGGCAGAGGTAGCCCGCAACGGCCTGACATATCGCTTCACGGCGGAAGATAACGAGAAGGGCGGCGTGATTTGGTCTTGGCTCACGGATGCTGGGCTTGACGGCAATGGCGTTGCCCAGCCGTGGCGTTGGCTCAATGATAGTGGTAATGATGGAAGCGGGACTCCTCAACCGTATAGGTGGCTTTGATGACAACATGGACGAGCATCTCAAACGCAGCAGTGGCCGTCGGCGGCATCCCGTCCAGCACGACCGTGACGGCATTGCGCGACAATCCTTCGGCTATTGCAGAAGCATCTTCTGGTGCGCCTGTCATGGTTTCTGGTTGGCATCCGCATGACAAGTTGACGATTGGCGACGGCAAGACGGGACTTATTTATGACTTCGCTGTGACGGGTACGGTGAGTTCCTTCGTCACGCCAGACTTTGTGGATGGTTACGAATACCGCGTCATTGCGCATTTGATGGAAAGCGATGCCGGTGCAACCGTGCGACTAAATCTTGAGGCATTCTTTGAAACAGACGCCGCCTATCGCAGGCTTGCTTATACTGCTGATGAGTCTAGTTTAGGCAACGAGTTTGGATATGATGTTGAAATTTTGATGCCGCGCATTGCCACAAGAACGCATTTGGTAAAAGGAGAGGGCTATTCCGATAGCAATGTGGGGCTTGGAATTGATGGCGCATCTTACGATACAACATTGCAAAAAGTGTTGCGCGCCCGCGTAAGATTTACGGCTGGCAATATTATCGGCGGAAAAATCTGGATGTTCCGCCGCCGCGAATACGCTTCACTGCCATAAAGGAATAAAGCAATGGCAACGCCCATCACCAAAACGATCACATTCAAGCGCGGCGATACTCTTTCGTTGTCATGCCAACGCCTCACCGCAGTTCCGGCATCGTTTAGCCTTATTGGTTACACGGTTGCGGCAATGGTGCGGAATGGCGGCTTTTCCCAATCCTTAACGGTTACGATTAGCGCACCAGCAACTGGCAGCTTCACGCTTTCGCAGACGGCAGCGAATACCGCATTGTGGCCGGTGTCTGACGAAGACAACGATAGCATCATGTATTGCGATATTCAGTTCACAAGTGGCGGCGTTGAAAGCACCGAAACATTCAAGATCGATGTGCGCGAGGACATCACGACATGACTGTTTCGCTAATCGTCAACAATCCGGCTCAGACCATCAGTCTGGACATGAACCAAGAGCAACCTACGCAATCGCTTTCGCTTATCGTTGGAAGCGGAACGGTCAGCATTGCGCGGCAACCATTGCCTCCGACAGAGATGCTTTTGTTCGGAGAAAGTGGCTTGGCAATTGACTTCATGCTAAATCAATACGCAGTCAAGATATGAGTGGTGCGATTATGATTGACGATCAAACCTTCAAAGTGCTCGGGGCCATCATGCAATGGATCATCGCGCCAGTGGCCGCGTTTGTTTGGATTATCTACCGCCAGCAACAGGCGCATGAGACGGCCATTGCGGTTCTCCAAGCACAGACTGAAACATCGCGTACAGCGCACGACCGTGAGATCAAGGAGATCCGCGAGACGAGCCGCGCGATCATGGCGAAGCTCGACAGCATCGAGGAGGCACTACGCAAATGAAACTGCCATCATCGTCTCTTGCGAAATTGTGGGGCGTGCATCTTGATATGGTGCGTGTGGTTAACCGATGCGCTGCCGATTGGAAGGATGCTGATACGGGATTCATTGTTACCTGCGGATTGCGCACGTTGGAGGAGCAGAAGATTCTCAAGGCCAAGGGCGCA